CTGGTACAAAGGCCGAGCTCTCGACGTCATCTGCCGAGAGCACGATTTGTACGAAGGGAATGTTTTCCAATGTTTGACGAATGTTCGGAATATCCTTCGGGAACTTATTAACGCGCACTCTACTCCAAGATTTCAAAATATCCTCGAAAGAATAGACAGAGACGAACTGAAAATAAAGAGTCTGTATTTGTGAGTATATCAACACGATGACATGTACATTCAATTCTGTAAGGCATCTGGTTATTATGAGCTTATATCGTCAAATCATAGTTTATAATATCTGTCGTATGTCGTAGAAGAGATGTCCGACGAATACGAAATACGGCCTATCAAGTATTTCTGGCATAACGACAATCCTCCTCTGGAATCGAAAGAGTACACGATCGACACGCTCGGAGTCGTACGATACGTAAAACCGTGCGGCGGTCGAGAGAGTCCGAGCATCAGATGGGTGGATGGATATGCGAACGTGACCATCACGCACGATAAGAAACGTCATGTGTTGCGAGTCGCCAGGATCGTCGCATCGACGTTCCTCGGGTCTCCTCCGGACCCGTCGTATACCGCGGATCACACAAATAAAAATCGCGCCGACGACCGGCTCGACAACATTCGATGGCTCGACCCGTCGGAGCAAATCAAGAATCGAGACATGCCGGAAACGTTAAAATCCGCATTCATCATCGTCAACGACAACTCGAACGAAGAGATGACCGCCAAGGAATGGACCGATGAGTTCAAGAAACCAAACGGCGAGTCGTACGCTCCTATTTCGATCGCACGGTTTGCCCGAGAAAAGAAGCACGGGTTTCACGTCAAAGAGTATCCCGATCTCAAAGGAGAGATATGGAAACCCGTGGTAGGGTCGGAGAACTCTCAAGGCCGCTGGGAAGTATCGAACATGAGCCGGATGAAGTATATCACCGAGTATGCAGAAAACGTGTTCGAGGGTGAACGCCTCGGTTTGGTGAATGGATATCCTACTGTCGGAATCAACGGCAAAAACGTGTCGTGTCACGTCATTGTGTTCAAGACGTGGTTCCCTGATTTGTATGCGGCGATGAAGCCGAACGAAGAGATCCTCCACGAAAAAGACGACCGCCTGGATTTCCGGCCCGAGAAGCTCCGGATCGGCACGCGTCCGACGAACAGAAAAGACGCGCACGACAATGGCAAGTACGACGGCACAAAGTCCGAGTATCAAAAGTGCGCGTCGTACGTCAGCGGTGTGTTCGAGAAAAATCACGAGAGCCAAGAAGACGCCGCAAAGTACCTCAAGGAGAACGGCTGGCCCAAGGCATCACAAGGTAACATTTCAAATGTGCTTCAAGGAAAATATAACTCCGCGTACGGTCGCACGTGGAAAAAGCTATAGCATACGAATGTTTGAAATATCGTCCTACTCAAAATTCAAAGCATGTATATATCGTCACGATGACATACATAGTATCGCATACTCACGAACGTAATAAAATAAAATGAGAAACACGCTCGAAAACTCCGTGCAATCGAAGGAAGCCTTCGACGCCGAAAATTTGTGGAAATCTGGAAGCGTTCACGACGAGTACACTTTTGTCGAATTACTCGGTCAGGGGAGAAATGCAATTGTGTGGAAAGCCCAGCACAAGAAGACGAAGGCATTTGTCGCGATAAAAATTTCGCAAGACGATCGGATATCGAACAATACTTTGGTCAAAGAATTCATGGCGCTCAAGAAGTTCAAGTCTCCATACATCATCAGTCCACAATATTTCTTTTACGGAAGAAATCACGTGTCTTTTATGGTGACGAACATGTACGCTTCGGATCTGTGCCACTTCATCGACGGAACAAAACGTTTGAACGACGACGTTCTTTGGTCGATTATCAAAGAGGTAGGAACGGCGATTCAGCTGTTACACGAGCGCGATCTCGTACATCGCGACATCAAGCCGGACAACATCTTCGTGTCGGATCACAAAACGCTGGTTCTCGGCGATTTTGGGAGCGTGGAACACGAAGACGTCATGACGCTGCATACTATGGTAGGAACGATATCGTATTCGCCCCCAGAGGTTTTGGTCATGGTTTTGAATTCGCATGCTTCGATGTTTGCGGTCGGAAAGCCGGCCGACGTTTTTTCGCTCGGTCTCACTTTGTATGCCGCGGCGACAGGAAATCATCTCGTGCCTGACGGTATGACGATGAAGCAAACTCTTGCATTTTACGAAGAGCTCGACGTGTCGAAAAAGATAGAGTCTCTAGACAGAGACGAGGCGTTCAAAGATCTGTTGTATGGCATGCTCGACTACAGTCCCATAAGACGTCTGACCATTGCAGAAGTCTTGAAACATTGTTTTGTCACGAACTTTCATCGGTAAATACGCGATTAAAAAATGATTACATTGTAAAATGATTGCAGTTCCAAAAATCCACAAACCAGAAGCGATTGTCGTCGCAGGCGGTGGCAGCAAATCCATGGCTGCCCTCGGTACGCTTCATGTCATGAAGAAAGCAGGACACTTGGAAAAGATAAAAACTGTGGCGGGAACGTCCGCAGGCGCGATCGTGGCCGCGTCGCTCGCCCTTAACCGAGACCCGATCCAGATGGCAAAAAAAATAACGGAGAAATCCTACAGCCCCGATTTTGACATAAAAAACTTTGGAAATTCGTTCGGCCTCGATTCCGGGCGAAATCTTTTTCAATGGATAGATATCGTCTTGGACAATGAGACGTTCACGTTTCGGAGCATCTACGATAAAACGGGAATATCGCTGATAGTGTGCGCCACGAACCTGAGCACGTCGTCCCCAGTGTATTTTTCACATGTAGATCATCCGGACATGGACGTCCGGCTCGCCATCCGCATGTCGTGTTCCATTCCCATTTATTTCAGCGCCGTGCGATTCGAAGACGAAGTGTACGTCGACGGAGCATTATCCGATCCGTTTCCCATAGACCACGTCATGAAATCGAGCAACAACGTCCTCGGGATACGATACGACTCCAAAGAATACGAAACGCCGATGAAAGTCGACGGGCTCGACGATTTCTTTCGTGCTCTGATCGCCACGACGACGAAAGATAGATATTCTCCGAACGCAAACGTGTTCACGATCGACGTCGGCGATCTCTCCGTCCTCGATTTTCAGTCGCCGAAAAAACTGAAGAAAGCTTTCAAGATAGGACACGACGCAATGGCCAATTTCCTGAAAAAGAACGACTGACTCTTTCCCTTATTTTTGCGTCTGTGTTTGTGAGCGTGTTACACGTGTATGTGGCGAATGAATATATTCAAATGCGTTCCTGAGTCTTCACGATGATGATACCGTCATCATCATGCTGCTTGATCGCGCCATTCTCCGTACGTGCTGGAATCTGCCGAGTGTCTTCGAGAGGCACAATAGAGCGCGCGCGAGCCTGCACGGCGTAGGTGGTCTTCATGACGTGGAAGATATCGCCGAAGAAGTTCTTGATCTTCATCGAGAAAGTAGAGGTGTTTGCGGCGGAAGACATATTTAGATTTGGTGATTTTCGTATGGAAAACACCAAATATATACCCGAGAACGAGCGTCATTCACCGGGGTCAAATGACACTCAATTGTCTAAGGAGGCTCCGAGTGGAGCGTTGAACGATTCGTATTCTTTTACTGTGTTTGATTTACAAAATCATCATACATTTCACGAGTAATGCTGACATTTGTATTTTTGTATCGTTTATAAAATTCCTTGGTTACTTGAAAAATAGTATCGGGAAATTTATTTTTACCGATCCAAATTTGTATAAAATTTCCTTGATTGATATTATTGCATATATAGCGAAGTGTGTCACTGGCGACTGAAGCGGCACCGAATAACGAACCAAAAGCATAAACAGGTTTTGCTTGAGAATTATTTTCACCTGATTTTTTCTTATCAGGCGTTGGCATATCTTTGATAAATGGTGTCTTATCATCCATATACTTGACTTGAAACCATGCCTTGTGTTTTTTAGAATATGTCTGATATGCTAGTTTAGACGAAGATAATACACCCCTCACAATCTTTGGGTTGATTCCAAGATATTTAGCAGCAGCTCCGATCCAATCAAATAATATGATCTCGCCCGTTGAATTATTATATACATTCACGGCTTTTGCTCGATGATTATTTGAACCAGAATGTTTTTCATTACGAGTCGGCATATTCTCGATAAACGGTGTCTCATCATACGCCTTTTTTATTTGAAACCATGTTTTGTGAACCGGAGAATATGTTTGTTCTGATCCGTGAGATATATCTATCACATGTTTTATACACCCTGGCTTTATTCCGAGATATTCAGCGGCACCGCCAATCCATGAAAATGAAAAAATCTCACCAGTCGAGTTATTATATATATTGATGGCTTCTGCTCGAGGATTATTAGCTCCGCTGAGTGCTTCTCCACCCGGCGTAGAATTCAATCCTTTCTCATATGTGTTATATTTTGCGATCAGATAAATTTCCATATTTTTTGCGTCTTCCTCGGACAATCCGGACATCAAGATGACTTTATCAAAGTTAT